TTCATTTATTGAATTTGTTTTTTGTTTCATTCAACTAAACACTATCCTTTATTATTAAATTAATAAAGCTCTTGTGCTCTGGTTTCCGTTTATGAAGTTTTCTTAACTTCACTTCTTTAGCTGCTTAGTTACTAAAGTATTTCCCACTTTTTGTGTGGATGAATTTTATTAGAGTTTCATATCTCTTTTAATCTTATACCCTGTACGTCGTTTTTGAACGATAAATTTGTTCTTTTTGGTACAGCCTTTTTCTTATTATAGAATGCCATCTCTGAGTTTACGAAGGCCCCCTAAATGGAGGGCTGCCCTTTGTTTTTAAATATTATCTTAGCTGAAACGTTTGATAGTCTCTCTTGTTTGCTTCGAACAATTTGTAAATTTCCCCCTGGAAACACACGTCGTACACGTAGTGTTTGTAGACCGCCAATCTATAATCCTATGGGGAAAGCTACCTCTATTTTAAGAATTTGATCCTGTCTTTACTACCCTGCCTATTACAGTTGCATTGCGGTGCGTAATCTTTATATATTTAGTTTGGTCGCCTAATTGCGCCTCCATACGCTTCTTCCTTACCTATATATTATCCTGTTCGAACTCAGAACTGTATAGCTACATTAAGTACATCTTATGACTTCCCTACGATTGGGTTCTCAATGAACAACCCCCCTTTAAATATTTATTTAAGTTTTTATAAGTTTTATACGTTTAAGAAGCAAGGTTGTACATCATCTAGAGAAGGCAGTGACTCTAGTTTTAAAAGTCTCAATATTAATTTAACGAGCAACCCATTTTATATTTCCACATTTATGATGAACTCTGCCAGTGGAAAAGAGCTTCGTGCTCTCAAATATCATAAGTCTTCTGTTGGTCGTAAAATACAGAAGCTCAAGTCTTCTTCTAAGAAGGCTAAACCCCAACAACGCGCTAAAAATGATGAGTTGGCCAAGGCTCTTAAGAGGTCCTTGTCTAAATTCATATCTGAATCTGGTCAATCCACTTTACGACAGTGTGATTTTGCTCATCCCGACTTCCATCTTGACCCTAGTCTTTTTCGGAAATTAACTAGTGCTTATACTGATCTTTCAGATGATACCCAGCGTTATATCGGTATTGTTGAAGATATCCTTCTTCATATGTATACCATTTCTCAAGTCTCCACCTTTTCAGGGCGTTTTACAACGCTCTTAATGTTGGTTAAAAAACTTGTTTCATCAGATCAGTTATTAGTTGTTGAAATCTGGAAGGCTCTATTCTCTCTTCCGGACTCCGATTCATTGGGTATTAATCCAAATAATTTTCAACTCGAGAGTTTTATGTCGGATTGGTGGTATTCCGACAAAGAACTCGTGTCAGAATCGAGTTATATTCCCTCGAGTTTGAGTGAGGGCATTTCCATAATTCGTGACAGTGATTTATTATCGAAAATTGGAAAGTTAATATCTATCTTGTTAGCAGCCGGTTTGTGCGGTGTTAATAAGAAATTGAATTTCGATGTTCATGGTCTTAGGATTTTTTCCTTTCAGGCCGCTAAACATACCGGTTCTTGTATGTTCGATCTTATTGAAATGTCAATTAAGGTCGTTTCTCTATTTATTGACAAAGGCTATTTGTGTTTCACTAATCGCTCTCTATGGCCATTGTTTATGAGTAATGATGGTGGTACTGCTTATTATATAGCTTATGCTAATATGATAGCTCGTGGAGATGATTATGTTGCTGGGATCCAAAGAGATCCTACCATTTGGTTTGATACGTCTGCTTTTGAACGTGATTTACTTCGTTTAGTTGAACATACTCGAAGAATGATTGCACAATCTGATCCAACTCAGAAACGCATTTTCACGGAAAATTTGCGTAAGTTAATTGTTCTTCAACATGATTGGGAGCGTGAAGCAGTTCAGCCTGCTTTGCGTCCTGCTCCATTTGGTATACTTGTGTCTGGACCTTCTTCTTGTGGGAAGAGTACTATTGTTAATTTATTGGCCTGTGCTGGTCTTAAATTTATTATGCACAGAAAGAAAATTCCAGATTTTGTTGTTGATGGAAGAATGATTTGTACTCTTAATGAATTGGATGCTTATCACACCGATTATACGGTCGAGACATTATGGGTTATTCTCGACGACATTGCCAACCCGCACCCTGATCATGCGGAAGTTAATCCGGCAAAAACTATTACTGATTTTCTTAACAATATTCCTCGTAAAGCTGTGAAAGCTGAGTTGAATGAGAAAGGCAAGATTGCTATATGCCCCTACGGCGTCGCTGGTACGACTAATAATCCAAGACGTTGGATGGAAGTTTATTCTGTTGCTTCCGAGTCTATAGCGCGTCGTTTTGACCTACATATACATGCTGTTATTAATCCTGAGTGGGTCAAGCCTGGTGCTAGTCCTGATGGAGATCGTCCGGATTCTGAGTACAGTTCTCTTGATGTTAAGCGATTGGCAGCAAATCAAGAGGCTGGCGTTTTGTACCCCGATGCTTGGTTGTTTGACATTTGGACCTGTACTCCGAGTAATGTCCCTGCTATTGCCATCACTTCTGGCGTAAGTAATTCGACTACAGGTTTTCAGATGCCTACTTGGCACTGTAAATTCCGTAATTTGCATATGAAAGAATTATTGAATCTTTATAAGGAAATGATTCTTGCTCACCAGACTATACAGGAGAGTGTTGTAAAGTCTAATATTGGTGCATTGCAACGCCCTCTATGTATCCACGGAGATATACCTGGCGCCCAGTGTGAGTTGTGTTGCCACCATGGTCTTTTAATATCTGATCCTATTAGTTGTTCTGATTGTCTCGCGAATCCTGTTTTATTTGGGATTGATGAAGTTATTGCTAAAGTTCAAAAATCTTCACCTAATGAATCTTGGATGAACAAAGTTGCTGGTGATTATGATACTGGTGGACCAGAAGATGAGGACAGCGGCGAGAGTTATCCACGAATTATGACAATTCAGGAGTCGATTAAGCATTGTAGTACTATGCCTCCATTGGCTCTCTCTTCTGAGGCCAGTGTTGCTCCCATTGTTCAAAATACTAGTCATTTGGCTCATTATCTTGAAATATCTAAACTCCGCGCTTCACAATCGCGTGAATTGGCCCATAAAGCTTTCTCATGGACTACCAATTACTTGAAATCATCCCCTTTCGAATTTGACGAAGTTAGTTTTAATCAATCTTATGCATTATTGTCTAAATTTAGCGTCGTTGTTACGGCTATGTCATTTTTTCCGGAAAGATGTTTCCAATATGTTGACGCTTATCTTGCTAAACATGCACATTACTACCGACAATTGCGTAACGGCGTTTGGATCAGTAATTTTCTCTACCGATCATTGATAGTGTGGATTGTTTCGGCTTTCCTCTCATTACGTGGTCGTTGGTATTCTGTATTCTTCGCTTGGTTTACTTTTTGGTCCCTATCTAAGGTCCTTTTTGTTCTCCTTTGCGTACTGCGAGTGACATATAACGACGTTGCTTCTGATCGGCACACTATTGCACGTTTTGTCCGTGGTCATGCTTTTCTTAGTGCACATCGAAAGAAATTCAATTTGTGCGTCGGGACTATTAGTCTTTTTACTTTATTGTTAGGTGCTTACCGTGTTTATCAATCTTTTAATAAAAAGAAACCTCATTCAGAAGCTCTTATTGTTAATACTCATTCTGCAACTATACCTGATCAATATCTTAAGGTTGAGAATGTTCCTTTACCAGAGTGCGCTTCGGACGACTCTACTTATAATTATGTTAGAAGTTCTGTCCGCAAGCATCTTTATAAAATTGAATATTTGAAACTCAATGGTGCATATGTGAATTCTAATGCCTTTTGTCCGTGTTCTGGTTATTTGATTGTTCCTCGGCATGAACTTAAAAATCGGAAATCGATTGTTATTTCCGTTTTTAAGGATTCCAAGTTAAATGTTGCTGGTGGTGCAATTGTTGGTCGCACTATCACCTCTGACGATTGGGTCGATCTTGGTAGTTCCCCTACTGATCTTGCTCTTCTTCGTTTGGATGGCGTTGGTCCACAAAGAAATCTTGTTGGCTTTTTTCCTAAAACTCATATTAAGAGTCAGATTTCTACTGTTATGTTTTGGATATCCCCTGATTGCACTTTTTGTGAGCGCAAAAGCACTATTCATGCTTTTGATACAGTTGATACGAAGCAGGGTAATTCATTTAAGAATGCCTTATGGTACACTTGGAAGGAACCTTCTGCGAGTGGAATGTGTATTGGTGTCCACGTAGTTGACCATCCTTCCAAATCTTCCATAGCGGGTTTCCATTTGGCTGGGGTCCAGACAGCTGGTGGTACTAATTGTGCCCAGTGTGTCACTAATGGTGATCTTTATGCTGCACTTGATTATTTTGGTGCGAGTCCTGAAGTTTTTCCTTTTATTTCTGAATCCACTGGAATAGATACTCAGCTTATTGGTAATATGCGTTGTGGTGTGCCAGTTCATAAAGAACATAGGTTAACTCATCTTGGATATTTTGATAAGAGTTTGAGAAGTGCTCAAGTATCGTATTATGGTTCCCTTGAGAACAATACTACACGTCCAAACACTGGTGTTACTTCATCTCCAATCTCTTCTCTTATGACTGAAATTTTTGGTATTGAGCAATTGTGGGGTCCTCCCGCTAATTGTCGTATTGAGAATCGTATTAGGAAGTATGAACCATATAGGAAATATTTGGATGGTGTTAGTCAAGCCAACCAACGCTTTCCTACGCGTGTCATGAAGTTAGCTGTTGGTGATTATCGCCAGCAAATTTCTCGCCTATTGTCCAATGATGATGTGCGTAATTATGCCTCTAAGATTAGTCCGTTTGATGAACTCGCTACTGTTAATGGTGTTCCCAACCTTAAGTTTGCTGATAAGGTTGATCCTAAAACGTCGGCTGGATTTCCTTGGAATGAGCCCAAAGAGCGACATATGGAAGATGCAGACCCTTCAAAACACGATACTTATGCTTTGTATGCGGATAATAATTTTATACCTCAGGTTTTTTCCTCTGAGATTATGAAATTGGTTGCGTATAATGAAGACCTTTATGATCGTGGTTTTTGTGCTCGTCCAATTATGCGTGTTGCGACTAAAGATGAACCAACTCTGTTAGTGAAAAATGGAGTTCCGAATGATAAAGTGCGTGCTTTGACATGTGCCCCCATACATCTTTCTTATTCTATTCGTAAGTATTTTCTACCTGTTGCTGCATTCATTTCTCGATATCCAGTTGAGTTTGAGTGTGCTGTTGGTATTAATGCACAAGGTCCACAATGGGATATCCTCATTAAGCATATTGTTAGTTTTGGGCAAGATCGTATGGTTGCTGGCGATTTTAAGAAGTATGATCAACACATGTCCGCAATGACTATTAATGTTGTGCTTAATATTATGATTTGGCTTGCCGATACATATATGGATTATACGGTCAAAGATTTACGTATAATGCGGTCTATGACTACTGACATTTCTTATCCTTTAATTCTTATTGATAACGATTTGATACAGTTGTTTGGGTCCAACCCTACTGGCCATAACATGACCGCTTATGTAAATTCTCTTGTTAATTCCATCTATCAACGGTGTATCTATTTTTCTATTTACCCTGATAAAACTCCATTTAATAAGTACGTCAAACTCATCACCTATGGTGATGACAATGCCATGGGTGTCTCGCCGGACGTTGGACATTACAATCATGTTTTGATGTCGGCCTTATATGCCAAACAGGGTATTGTGTATACTATGGCTGATAAAGATGCCAAGTCAGTTCCTTATATTCATATTAGAGACTTAGACTTTCTTAAGCATAATTCACGATTTGTTGAGCGTTTTGGTATGTGGATTTCTACACTTGCTGAGATGTCTATCTATAAATCTCTTATGTCTAATGTTAAATCGCAAGCTTTGAATCCTGATGAAGTTTCTATTCAGTGTCTTCAGACCGCATTACACGAGTGGTCCTTTTACGATCGTGCTTATTTTAACGATAAGCAGCAAAAGGTCCTTGAACTTATTCATCGTGCTTTTCACAACAAGATTAATGAGAACACTACTCCATCTATTGATGTGTTTACTCGTTCTTATGATCAACGTGAGCAAGATTGGATGGTTCAATATGGTGTAAATTATGTTGATGGTTATAATCCACTTGTTTCTGAAGCTTCAGATGAGTATAGTCTCTCCCTTACTTGGGCTGAAGACGACACTGATGATGAAGATAAGGTTTGGGATCCTTTTGATGATATGGAGTTGTATAGGAACATGATTACTGCTTATTATGGTGGTCGAGCATATTTGACATATAGTATAATACAGTATCTTAAGATGTTTATTTACATTGGCCCTTCTATAAAGTGTGACGATGTTAGAAGAATTATGAAATTTCCAGGTTTGACGAGTCCTTGGGGACAAGGTGTTAATTATTATGCACATGATGATGGTATTGAGTTTGGAGCTATAGCTCAGTTTGACGCGGAGAACACTATAACAACAGCTATTATAGTTGAGTCCACAAATTACCGTGGTTTACCTTTGCCGTTTCAATATTTTCTTTATATTGCGTTGTGTCTGTCTGCGTCACCTATCCATCCTGACTTACATTGGACTATACTTAATATGCTTTCAGTTTTTGATTTGCCCACTCAATTTAGTTTGCAAGATGATCTTCATTTTATACATGGTGGTTTGAAAGAGGTCCATCAAGCTAACGGTATCCGTGGTCCTGATACTTGGGTTTCATCTGCACCTGTTAAGGCTGTGGAATACGAAGAGTGGTGTGGTCCCGATACTTGGGTTTTATCTCCATCTGCTAAGAATGTAGAACAAGAAGAGTGGTTTACTTGGTCTGGTTTGGATCCAGACTTTTATCTACTTGGTTGAGATTTTTTGTAGAGTGATATCACAGTCTTAGGCTGACTTTAAACGCATCTCTCAATGTGTACTGGTTACTTATTGTATCGATTCTGGTTTTCGGATTAATACATTATGCTTGCACAGAGATTTAAAAAGAACTCCATTCCTATTGATCTAAGGTTGCGATCAAGCTGTGGAATTAAAGCATTATCAACCACTGATATTACTTATTGCCGAGAATGTACTTCGGCCCAAATTTCCTCCCCAGGTACCACTATTAGTTTAGTGGAGTGTTTTAAGTCGGAACCACTTTGTGGTTCTGCAAGGTTCAGTCCAATTTTGGACGTAGATTCTTCCTTTGGAAGACGGTTGACTCACGTGATAGAGTCCCCACCCATTTTGCATTCCGAATCTCGGAGTGCAAAGCCCTATTTTCCCGAATCGCCAAGTCTCTCTGAGCAGAATCAATCTGCATTCCGTGAAAATCAAGCTCGCAAGGAGTTTCTTAAACTTGAGGTCGAACATATGCGACTTTTGCTCGAACATGTTCGTCTTGCTAAAGAACTTGATAAGGAAGATATGCTCATTCATCATGTCGAAGAAGTTCCGGCGCTTGATGAAAAATCTTACTCTAGCGTTTGCGCTGATCATGACGATTCTAGCCTTGTGATGCACTCAGAGTCGTCTTCTGAGGAACCACAAACTGCTGTAGCTTCGACTGATATGGCCACCACTCAACTTGTCTCTTCTGGACAAGATCATACTAAAGCTGATACTATGCCTTATTATGATATTACACGGTCTAGTTTGTACAATCCTTCCGCCGATTATGCATCTTTCTTTGATCGCCCTGTTGTGTTACATACTTTTAATCTTGGTCATGGTATGCGGTACACAGCTAAGCTTTATCCTTGGTATCATTTGGTTGTCCAACCTCCTGTACGTAATAAAATGTCGTTATTTGCATTTTTCCGTGCTAATATTGAGGTTGAATTTCTTGTTAATGGTGGCCCAACTTATTTTGGCCACCTATTGGTGTCTTATACTCCTAAGAATTATGAGAGGAATGTTGCTACTCACGCTGAAGTTGCTGGCTCGCAAGAAGTTGGTGATTTCGATTTGGTACAACACTCTCAACGTCAACATATTTGGCTTGATCCCACCACTTCTAGTGGTGGTACTATGGTACTTCCATTTATTAATGATGTTGATTATCTCCAACATTCCAAATCGGGTGACACTAACGCTCAAGCTGATTTGAAACAGGCTTTGAAAGATTTTGGTGTGTTAACACTGAAGAGTGCTGCACCGTTACAGTGTACTAGCACTGTTTCATCTTCACACCCACATCATATGACTATCACTGTTTTAGCTCGGTTCCGGAATATGGAGCTTGTATCGCCTACTGATCAGATGCCTTTATCAGAATCTAGTGACGAATACGGTCAAGGTATCGTATCTAAACCAGCTTCTGCTATCGCCCGTGCGATGGGCCATTTGTCGATCATACCCGAAATTGCTCCATTAGCGATGGGAGCTTCAGCTATTGCCGCAGGAGTGTCTGGTATTGCTACTTATTTTGGTTTTTGCCGTCCGATTAATCTTGATCCTGTTCGGAAATATCGCCCTCAATGTATGGGCATGTTGGCCAACGCCGAGATTGAAGAAGCGACCGAGAAGCTTACTTTTGATCCGAAACAGGGGGTTTCTCACGACCCTGGTATTTGTGGCGAAATGCAATCTGGAGATGACTTAGATATTTTATCGTTTTGCCAAAGGGAGTCGTTGGTCGGTTCATTTCGGTGGGCCGGCAATAATAGTCCCGGTACTAAACTGTTTTCAAAAGAAGTCAATCCAACAATCTTTCGTAAGATTAGGTTTACTGGTGGTCAGGGCGAAGGTCGGCCTGACCATGCTGCTTATCAGATGACACCCATGTGTATGGCTAGTCAACTTTTTAGGTTTTGGCGTGGCGGTATTACTTATCGCTTTGTCGTTCAGGCTTCCGCTTATCATCGCGGTCGGTTACTATTTATGTATAGACCTATGGGTAATTTACCTAGCACTATGGAAGGTGTTAATCTGATGGAATACCAGTCTCGTATTGTTGATATTTCTGAAAACCGAGAATTTGAGATTACAGTGCATTGGCAACAAGCAGAGCCTTTCCGTAACATTCGTGCAATTGGTGCAGGTGTTGGGACTGAGAATTCGACTAAGGTTTGCTTCGCCCCAGATTCTCTTAATAAAGGCGTTGGCGAAGCTCAAGATATTGAATCATGGAATCCTCTTGAGGATGAGACTAATGGTCAATTTGCAATATATGTGCTTAATGATTTGACAAGTTTGGATATTACTGATAGTAACTTCTCACTGAATATTTTGTGGTTTGCTAAGGCTGCCCCTGATTTCGAAGTTGGGGTTGCTTCTGCTGCTAACACAAGTCGCTTGTCTATGCAACCTCCTCTGCCATCGTCTAAGAAGTATTTGCATAACCAGCGACTTCAGTCGGAAGCTTCTATTGATGGTCCGTCAGCTTTGTCTACCACTTCTCTCGTTCTTGATCCTGTTGGTGTGCCCACACCTTGTGACTCGCGTAATCTCGTGTTTTTTGGTGAAACTTTCACCAATTTCAGACATATGTTTAAGCGTTATGTAAAGTGGGGTGTTCATATACCTGTTTCCTTTGAAGGGGCACAAGACGCTGATGATATGATTGCTAAAACTGGTGCCACCGAATTTCATTTGCGGTTACCTGCATTTCCTCCTCGCTATGGTCGTGTTCTTCGTCCCAATTCGGGTAATTCTGATGGTCTTATGGTTATGCGGGAAACTGCCAAATCACAAACAAATGAAGGGGCGGCTACAGGTCCTACTGATGCTAATATAAATCCGTTTGCTAACCCTCCATGGGTTTATTTGTCCACGGCATTTTTGGGGCGTCGTGGTGGTATTCGTTGGAAGTTCGCCCTTTATAATACCGATTCGTACGCGTCTGATCCGTGTGTGATGTCAGCCCGTCACATCGTTAATGATTCGCGCGATGCGATTAATAATAGGGCTGATAAGTATTCTTGTCACCTGTTTTCAATGGGTGGAGGCCATGCCGATACGTCTATAAAGTATGGTACTCAAGGGTTACTTAATACGAATGATGGACGTACGAATACTGGTTTCATGGTACAAAAGGAGTTGACTATTTCAAACAATACTAAAAATAGTTATTCAGGCATGGCTATCACACATTGTCATGTTAATCCTTGTTTGGAAATAGAAATTCCCTTCTACCGTAAAACCAGGTATGTTGAAACTGCATTGGATGTTAGACAGGCCGATACTATGAAGCAAGCTGTATCTGTCGAAGTTTACTATAACTACATCGGGAATTCAGTTAATGTGGGAACACAGTATGGTTGTACATCTTATTGTGCAACTGGAGAGGATTTTTCTCTCCTCAAGTTTGTCAATTGCCCCACATTTTATTACTATGCAATTGACGCACCTTAAATCCTAGCCAACCACTAGGTGGGTTGGAACTTTATGTTCTGACCTGTAGTTCACACCCTTAGGGGAGTGCTTTTTTCCATTGCCGGAATTTTTACTCTATATTTTTTAAAATAGATTGTTTTGTATATAGCACTCCGTGTGTTATTTACAAATCTTTTACTAGAGTTTTTTATGGTTGATGTTAAAAAAGAGTCACTACGAAGTATC